CCTTCGTTGAGGGTCGCAAGGTTCTGGGCGCTGGCAAGAAGCTGGCCGTCATCGAGAACTGCATGGTCCGCCTCCGTTTCGAGGAGGGCTTCTGGGACTCGCTGGTGTACCCGAACTGCAAGATTTCCTCGCGTTTCCAAGGCGAAGGTGCTTCGACGGAGCTCTTCAACATCCACGTCAACGCTTCGGCGACGAAGAGTCAGGACAAGGACACTGAGGACTACATCTACCTCTTCATCGGGAAGAACGGATCGTCGGTCGCAGGTAGTGCTGCCAAAGCTTCGACCTCCGAGTCGAAGTAGCGAACAAAGTATCACCGAAAGGGGCGGGTGTTTTGACGCTCGCCCCTTTTTTAAAGAAAGCTAATCAGAATGAATATATTCCAAAATGCCAACGAACGGGCAGAGGCTCGGGCCGCGATGTTGCAGGGGCAACTCGACGACAACGCTCCCTTCGAGTTCTACGTTAACGGCAAGAAATACAAAACCCGTAGACTGACGAACTATGTGGCTGAAAAATTGTCAAAACTTGTCTCGAAGTGCGAGTACACCGCCGTCACGCGCGAGGATACGCCCGGAGAGACCTTGAAGGCTATCGCCATGAACCGCAAGATGGTTCCTAAGTGCTTGAGCCTTCTGATCCTCGCCCATCCGGTGAAGGTATGGCTGTTCCACTGGATTTACTGGCGATACCTGCATTTCTTCGGTAATCAGGCAGACTACGCCGGAATTCTGGAGAATGCCCTGAACAGCGAGGAGGTCGGCTTTTTTTTTCGCAATATGGCATCCCTGCAAGCCAACAACATGCTGACAGTAGAGATGACAAAAGCAAGTACGAAGAGTATAGCTCAAAAACACGCATCGGAGCCCGAACGGACCTGATCGTGACGCTATACGGCAACATGAACCTATTTACTTGGTATCGCTACTGGTTCGTGGATAGCATGGTGAAACAGACGATCATGCTGGCCGACAAGTCCGGTCTCCGGAAGAAACCGAAGGGCGGGAAGGTGACGCCCGGCAACGGAAAGCCGAGCAAGTATACCGACAAGGACCTGATAGAGATGAACCGGAAGGCCGGAGAGCGATACATGCAGAAGCTCTTCCAGCAGGGCAAGATAACCGAAGAGCAGATGGCCGATTATATCCGTCGAAAAACGCAAAAAAAGTAACACATGGCTGACGATAAACTTATAATCCCAGTAGGCTTCAACTTCAACATCGAGGACATCGACAAGGAGTGGCAGGCCAAGAAGGCAGAGATAGAAAAGGCTCTCAAGGCCGAAATAAGCCTGACTTTCAAGATGCCGAGTACCAAGAGTCTCGACAACTTGGAAAGCGTCGTAAACCGCCTGAAAGACCTCAAAATCGAGCCTATCACGCCGGAGACCAAGGATGCGATCTCTTCGCTGACCCGTGAACTCACGACGCTCCAGAAGATACTCGAACGCATCCAAGCACTCAATATCAAGTCAGCCAAGGACGTAGCGGCCACGGCGCTGGCCGAAGAGAAGATTACCACTCAGCAGACTATCGCCGCGAAGAATCTTGCTCAGGCTCGCAGTAGTGAGGCTTTAGCAGTCAATCGGGAAAATAAGGCTCTCCTCCAGCAGAAGACGCTTGAGGATCAGGCGGCGCTGGTAAAACTCCGGGTTCAGAAGGCCGAGGAGTCGCTTACGAATGCTCGGAACCGAAGTCTTGGGGCCATTAAATCGCAAAACTCGGCGTTGGCTACCCAGAAGGGGATTCTGAACGGCATGCCTCAATTCCTGAATCAGTACCTCTCGATTTTGGGGGCATGGCGACTGGTAGACAACATCCGTAAGACGACGGCCGATTTCGAGCTCCAGCGCATATCACTGGAGGCGATCATTCAGGACAAACGAGAGGCTGATGCGCTGTTCAGCAAGACGCTTAGTTTGGCAATAGAATCACCATATACAGCGCAGGAATTGATTTCCTACACGAAGCAGTTATCGGCATACCGAATCGAAACGGATAAGCTGTACGACACCACTAAAAGACTGGCCGACGTTGCGGCTGGTCTTGGTGTGGACATGTCTCGTCTTATTCTCGCCTACGGTCAGGTGCGTGCCGCTTCGGTACTTCGCGGTCAGGAGGTGCGTCAGTTTACTGAGGCTGGTATTCCACTGATCCAGCTTCTCGCGGATAAATTCACGGTGCTCAAGGATCGTGTCGTAAGCACATCGGAAGTATTCGATCTTATTTCGAAACGTCAGGTTCCCTTCGAAATGGTGGCCGAAGTGTTCGAGGATATGACCAACAAGGGTGGTATCTTCTACGACATGCAGATGAAGCAGGCGAATACTCTGTACGGTATCTACCAGAAACTTACCGACAACATTCAGCAGGCATTCTATCGAATAGGAACTACCCAAATGAGCACGCTGAAAGGTGCCGGAAACCTGATGATCGAGCTCTCCAAAAATCTCGAAACGGTTCTGAGTACCGGAACTGACATTATCGGGGTATGGGCTTTGTGGAAGGGGTACAATATGCTGTTGACTAACTCGCTTACGAGCGAGAATACGGCCATGACCAAATCCATCATATCTATGAAGGAGAAGGAGGCCGAGATGCTTCGCCAAGCCGCGGCATACCGAACGCTCACGGCGGCCGAGAAAGCACGAATTGCTACTTCCGGCGCTCTGATGGACGCTGATATTCGGAACGCCTATGTGAAGGGAGAACTATCTAAAGAGATGGTGCTTCTATATACCGCAATGGGTAAACTCGACAAGGTTGAGGCCGCGAATATATTGACTGTTAAGCGACTGACTGAGGCTGAACTCCAAAATGCTGTTGCAAAAGGGAAGATGTCATCTTCGGCGGCCAATGCTTATAGGCAAGACACGAAGGCGATTCTCGATCAAGTCGATTCTGTCAAGCAGATAAGCTCCGCAAAACTCAAATGGATAACAATTACCACTCGACTGAGGAGCGTTCTGAAAAGTCTCACTACGTTCCTTATGTCGAATGCGTGGTTTATTGGGATTCAGGTGATAATCCAGATTGCCGCGGCATTTAAAAGGGCCCGAGAGGAGGCTGGAAAACTCAAGGAAGTCATGTCTGATGTGGTAAGCGGAGGACTGAAAGAGGCGCGTGATCTCGACGAAAGGTTCGTGAAGTTAGCCAACACTATCACGAGCACAAACGAGAGGACCCAAGAGCATCAGGAAGCCCTCAAAGAGCTCAAGGGAACGTATGGGGACATCTTACCGTCCTACGTTCTTACCAACGAGTATTTGAGCCAAATGAAGGGCAATTATGATGGTGTTACGGCCTCTATATATGAATACATCAAAGCCAAAGCCGCTTCCGAAGGCAGGGCTCGCATAGCCGAGGAAATGGAAGAGGATATTTCCTCGGCGCGTACCAAAGCGGCGCGTTGGTTGCAAAGCCAGCTCAAATGGACTGCGGCCGGAGAGGTAAACGACGCCACTACGCTCGCTATACTCGATAAGAGCAGGGCGTACATCGAAAGGGGCGTAGACATGTATAGGGCCCTTCAAAAAGCGGTTGAGGATGTAACGGGAAAAACCGTTACGCTTGGTCAGGTATACGATACTAATGACAACCGCTTCCGCAAGTTCGCTAATACCATTCGAAAGGCATTCAACGCAGAGATTGAGTTCGATGATGCAATGAAGAGCGCCTTCAACTCCTTCGGTGTGTATCGAGATGAATTTGAGAAAACTCTGAATGAGATAGACGAGATACGCAAAGAACACAAACCTTTAGAAATAAGCAATTTTGCGTGGGATGAATCGCAGGCGAATAAAGCGATGGTGTCTTACAACAAGTTTCTGGAGAAGGTTACTGGGCATACCTATCTTGAGCTCGCCAACAACCGTGATTTATTGAGGAGTTACCCAGAAAACTTCCAAGGCATATTCGATAAAATATCTAAGGATGTGAGCTCCATGTTCGGTAGCGACTTCGATGTATCTCTGCGCGATTTATTCAAGAGGGTGGCAAAAGAGGTTGGGTTGTCTGTCGATGATATGAGCGGTTACATCAAGAAATTCGACCAGACGACAGATCAGTGGGTAGATGATCTTGAGAAGCAGGTTCAGGCGGCAATTAAGTATGCCGACGACTTGAACGTACAGTACCGCAAATTCACGGAAGGTGAATACAAGGACGCCTCGCTTGCCCCAAGCGAAGACGACGTCTCCAAGGCGAACAAGTTAGCTAAAGCATTACAGTTGATTTTATCGCAGTTCAGAACTCTGACAAAGAAGACGGGGGCGGCCGACAACAAGACAGCAACCCAGCAGTTGGAAGGTGAGGTTCGCGTTTTAGAGGAAGCGTATAAACGCTACCAAGACCTTAAAAAGGTTCGAGGTGACTCTCTTGCTCGGGCAGATGTAGAGCGCTTGTATGGTGATCTTGCAAAGAAATTCAAGTTCATTTCACCTTCCATCGCCACGACACCGGAAGAGATGATAGCGCAGTTGAAGAAGGCGGCTGAGATTGCCCAGAAATCGCTCGATGACCCGAAACTGGCCCTCAATTTCAACATGAAGGTCTCCGACACCTCCTACAACGCACTCAAGGAGGGTATCGAAAAGGACCTCAAGCGTCTGGCAAACGACATCTCGCTCCAGAACGAGGCCAAAAAGATGTACGAGTCTATTTTGGCGGCTACTGGGGATATGAACTTCGCGGCCCAGATCACCACTTCGACTACGGGCCTCGACACACTGGATGTGTTCAGCAAATTGCGCGAGCAACTCAAGAAGACGCTGACGGCATACCAGACCAAAAGCGGTGGCCTAATCGACTGGGACACTCTCTTCGCCACGGACGAAGCGGGCAACAAGACAGTACTCGACATAAAGAAGGTGCAGGCCGCGATCAAGGAGCTCCCGGAGACCGTCCAGACTTCGGCAAAGTCGGCTATGAACGCCTACTTCAACTACGAGCAGGAAACGGTCAAGAAGATGGCCGAAAGCGTCCAGAAGTTCGGGGACTATGAGAAGCGGCGAAACATTATCGCCGCGAAAGCGGCTGAGGAGCGGGCGCGGATCGAGTCCAGTACGATACTCACTCCCGACCAGAAGACTCAGGGAGTTGAGGCCGTGAACAAGTCCGAGCGCAGGCAGATCGCAGGAGTGAATCTCGACGAGATCAAGAACCTCGAAATGTTTGCTCAGGCGTTCGGCGACTTGGATCGCGTAGGCACCAAGACGCTGGGGAACCTCACCTCCATGATGAAGAACTTCTATGAGGCGTCCAAAAACGATTTGGACCCGACACAACTCCGAGAGGTCGTGAGGATCATTCAGAACCTCGAAGAGCAATCGTGGGAGCGCAGTCCCTTCGCGGCAATCAAGGAGGGAATAAATGACATTCTAACCGGAACCCGAGAGGTTCAGGCGGCCGAAGCGAATCTCGC